TGATCTCGCAAATCATCGAATATGATGTGTATGATACGTATGTGCCAACGCGACATGACATAGTCTTGGCAGCGATCCATTTGATCATGGTCAAAATCAAAGGTGTAAATCATACTGGTATTTACATCACACTGCATGATTAACTAGCTGCGAAGCAGCAGCGCGAGATATTTTGTAGAGATTTTTACACATAGTCCTCTTCTGGCACACGATGTATGATGTCTAGGTAACGTAAGACAAACTCTGCTTCTAACTTTGATCCCCGAGGTAACCAATATCTACAACGATTCAAGTGAGCTTCCATGGGCAGGTTGTGAGTCTGTGCCCAAGCAAAAGCATGTTGCCCGCCCGAGTCTAGATCTGAATTGAGTATGCCGTAACAGTGCATGGATTATTTAAATACATGATGAAGCAGCTATACACAAGAGTGACTCAAGAATGGAATGATCTCGACATCGCATATCCCCAATGGGTGATTACACTAGTAATGGATGAGACACGCTATATAACAACTCTAGTAGTAGCATGTATAGCATGTTTTGAAGTGGGCATGATCATAGGTATAGTATGGACTATAGTGTAATGGCATGCGGGCCGCAAGAGGATTATATATGATTAGAAACGTTTACTACCTAGTACACAGTGCTACACATGAACGCTGTTTTAGATACTATGAAACACTGGCTGGAGCAAGGATAGCACAGCGTATGCGTAATAGCAGACTGGGTTACAAGACCCGTGTACAACGCATACTGGCTGAGGATCTGGAGTTTGAACAGTGTGTGAATAGTCAAGGTGATGTAGTACGTGCAACATGGGCCATACAAGAAGATCATATAGACTGTGTGGAATTGATTATTTACTGAGCGCACACTGCCATAAACAGGGGGGTCTAAAATGGATAGAGTGTATAGGCCCCGCTGCATTGGATTACACGGTATGCGTTTACACACATAAATGCTCAGTAAGTGTGATTTACTGACCCCCTGAATGCGTATAGAGGCCGCTACGCTGGCCGAGAGAGACGAAATGGTGCAGAATAGTGTGACAAAGTGCAATAAAGTGTGGAATTGTGTGACCATTTGAGCATAGCCTCTCCAACCACCGACCTGACGATTCTATATACTATAGATTCTAGTATAGGATCACTCTAATTCGAACCGTTTCCACCATATGATCAGCGTTCTAGACTGGATATCGACTCTTATACAGTGGCCCCGCTGCAGTGGTTATGGCTTCACAGTGTGTTATATACGCTATACATACGTGTCATGTTCACTGAGTCTTCGCATTGAGGGATCTATCATTAGACACCATGCTCGTAAGTGATCAGGTATCCAGTAGTATGTTATAGCAGGATCAGCAGTGGCAGAGATCCATCCTTGATCTTGTATGGCTTCCCATAGCCGTTGACTCCGACCATTGGCCACATACACACAGTAACAGTAGACTCTCATATAGTATATACCATGTTTTGGCTATAGGCCCCGCTGCTGTATATACTAGTATAGCCAAAAACCATTGACAAACTATCAAAAGTATCGTATAATATACACATGCTTAAGAAAAAGCTGTTATCTAGGAGCCGAGAATTGACACTACCAGATGAAAGATACCGTGCAGTGATACAAACTGAGAAATTTCTAAAAGAGATTCTCTCAACTCCCCGTATCCCCAAAGCTATCAAAGACCGTGCTCGAAGCTGTCTGCGACACTATCCAGTATGGTATGACATGCAACGTGCAGCTGAAGCAGCGCCCGATGTGTTCCAGGAACGCATGGAGGATCTTCACCGTTTCGTAGCTGCGGGATCACGTGCAGCAGCGGAAGAGAATGTCACGGATGCGGAACTCTTGAGAGGATACCGAGAGTTGTAACAGTCAACGGGCCTCTAGCTCATGTTGGTTAGAGCAGCGGACTCATAATCCGTTGGTGCCGTGTTCGACTCACGGGGGGCCCACCAGTACAGTGCAGCACAGCAGCCCTTAGCTCAGATGGATAGAGCAACAGCCTTCTAAGCTGTAGGCCACTGGTTCGAATCCAGTAGGGCTGGCCAGTCATCTACGTAACAGCAGCAGCGCAGCAAGAGAGAGATCACAGTGTACAAGCAGCCCAATCCCATGGACCCTTGGGATCCTATCAAACGTTGGTACCGCGAGTTGTGGCCCGCGCAGCGTGTGGGAGTGTGGCTGTGCTGCGCTGTGATCGTATACGCAGCGTTCAGGTGGATCACCATCTAGCTGCGAGAGTGCGAGATATCTGAGAAACCCAGGAACCCTCCAGGCTTCAGGGTCTTTGGTTGTCCAAAATGCCGACATGTGCTATAATAGTGTTTTAACAAAGGACATGTATGACCGAACTACAGCAAAAGTTCTACGCTGCACTTGCACAACTACAGCAGCACACAGACTTAGATGACGAGGCCACGCAAGACGCTGTTGCTGCACTTGCGCAGCTTATAGAGGATCACGTCGAATAACCCTAGGCCCTCTAGGGTCTTTTCCCTTTTGGTTGACACTTTGGCGAAAAGCTGCTATAATTGTTTTTTAACACGCAATAGGAGCGAACTATGCAAATCATCTACGTGCTGCAAGCACAGGGGCTTGGCGACAACGAATACGAGTTTTACAACGTAGGGGTCTACAGCAGCGTTGCCAAATTAGAAGCTGCTAAACAAAACTTTATAAACGAGTGGGCTGCGGGCGGGCTTGAGGACGTGGAACTTAACGTTGAGCAATACGAAGTCGACGCAAACGCATGACCCTGGAGCCCGTAAGGGCTTTGGCATTTTGGTTGACAGAATGGACGAAAGGTGCTATAATTATAACATGAACTTAGAAAAGCCCACCCGTAAAAAGCGAGTCGACCGTACTCATATCATCTATGAGCTACGTGTCAACGGTGCTAGCTACATAGGAGTCACTGCCAAAACAGAGACAACTATTAACAAGTCAGTGTTGGCTCGTGCGGCCAAGCACTTCTATCGTGCTAAAAAAGAGAACAAGGACTGGTTGCTTTGCCGGGCCCTGCGCTCTTTGAACGACAAGAGCGAGATAGAAGTACTAGTTCATGAAACACTGCGCGGCAAAGCTGTTGCGCACAAGAGAGAAGTAGAACTACGCAGGGCACTGAAGCCTGTGCTGAACACAGACTGTAGAGGAGATTGATATGTACGACGATTTGGTTAACACTGCACGACAGCATGGCAACGGCGATCTACTAGTGGGCCTGTTCTACATGAAGGTCAACAGACATGAGTTCACTGCAGAGCAATTGCAGGTCTTTGATCGGTTCATGGCCGACGGAGCACGTATGATGGCTCCGGTTGACAGCCTAGAAGATTGATGCTATAATACACACTTAAACAAACTTAATAGGAGCGAACACTATGGGTACACGATCAAGAGTAGGAGTCATGCATGGCTCAACGTGCAAGAGCGTTTATTGCCACTATGATGGCTATCTAGAGTACACGGGCAAGCTGCTGCTTGACCATTACAACTCAGCAACAGCCAACCAATTGGTAGCACTTGGAGACAACAGTGGAGTTCAGAAGACCCTCGGGGACATGAACTTCTACAGCGACCGTGGCGAAACGGATGTCAGCTGGCAGGTTGCGCACACCTTTGAAGAGTTCCTTGAACAGGTAGACAACTGCGGGGGTGAGTACTACTATATCATGCGTGATGGAGAATGGTACGCGGGCTCAGTCTATGGTTCCAAAGGCTTGGTGGTGAATGGTTTGACGCCTCTAGCAGAAGCTCTTGCTGCCAACACCATTGAGCAATTGACTGCAGAAACAACAGAAACCCAGATAGCGGAAGTGTTATTCAAATAGGGGTTGACAACTCTCGTATTTGAGTGCATAATAGATACTATGTTAACAACACACACAGGAGCGAAATCCATGCGTATTACACTAGCACAAGGCCAGTACGGTGCCAAAAGCAATCAGATCTTTCCAGGCATTGAGCTGGATATGGTTGGGGACTTTGTAACAGAAGCCCGCAATGGTTGGGAAGGCTACATCAAGGCCCGTTCGGGCTACAACATCAAGGGTGGCGGTGAGACCTGTAAGGTGTTCTGCAACCAGCGTGACATCCAAGCAATTGCAGGGGCTCCAGCAGGGGTCACCATGTTGCAGGCCCTGAGCAAGCCCGTGAAAGCAGGCAAGATGGATGCCACTGTCACAGACTTCACACAAGTCAAAGTGCCAGACTCTGCTGTCGCAGACGAAACAGATGAGCAGATCATCGAGCGTACTAGACTGCGTTTTGAGATCCTCAAGGACATGACTTCTGCAGTTAAGACTGGTGACGTTCGTGCAATGATCGTCACAGGCCCTCCAGGCGTGGGCAAGAGCTTTGGTGTTGAAGAAGTACTTGCTCGTGATGACCTGTTTGACATGATGGGACAACGCAAGCCCAAGTACGAGATTGTCAAGGGTGCTATGAGTGCGATTGGACTCTATGCCAAACTGTACAAGTTCAGCGATCCCAAGAACATCATTGTGTTTGATGACTGTGACTCAATCTTGCTAGACGACGTTGCACTCAACATCCTGAAGGCAGCTTTGGACACTTCAAAGAAGCGTACTATTTCTTGGAACACAGACTCTAGAGTATTGCGTAGTGAAGGAGTGCCAGACAAGTTTGATTTCAAGGGTGGTGCTATCTTTATCACCAACTTGAAGTTTGAGAATGTGCGAAGCAAGAAGCTTCAAGAGCACTTGGCGGCACTAGAGTCACGCTGTCACTTCATTGACTTGCGCATGGACACAGACCGTGAGAAGGTGTTGCGTATCAAGCAGATCGTCAAAGACGGCATGTTGGACTCCTACGAGCTTGAGGACTCAGCCAAGGACGAGATCGTTAACTTCATCCTTGAGAACCGTAGCCACATGCGAGAGCTGAGCCTGCGTACTGTTTTGAAGTGTGCAGACTTGAAGAAGAGCTTCCCTGCTAACTGGCAGAACATGGCTCGTGTAACTGTTATGAAGGGCATGGCCTAATATGAGTGAGTGCCAATACATTGGCCCTGAGCAAACAAGGGCCCCATTCAAATACTGTGGGGCCCGTGCTCTAGAGGGCAAGGTCTATTGTGCAGATCACTACTACGTGGTCTACAAGAAGGGTAGTTCTAATCTCAAGAACAATACCAAGGCCATTGAAGCAGAGATTGCCGAGTTGAAACGGCTACAAGAAATTGAGGAGATTGAAAATGTTTGATAGCATCATAAAAGTCGTCATAGGCATAGCACTGATTGTGGTGTTGTTGGCTATTGGCCCCTGGCTGGTAATTTGGAGTCTGAACACACTGTTCCCCGTACTGGCCATTGAGTTCACATTTTGGACATGGTGTGCCGTAGTGATCATGGGCACGTTCTTTCGAGCAAATGTTACCATAAAACGGAAGGATTGAGGTTGACCTTGAATCAGCGTTCTGTTATTATTATAAGACGCTGTTAGGAAACAGCCTACAACAAAGGAAACTTAAAAATGAAGAGATTCAATCCAGAAACCAAGACATTCAAAGTCTTCACAGCACTCTACAACGGTGCAGCATTGACAGCCAGCAAAGCCAAGCATGACTTGGGTGTTGGCAACTTGAGCGCAGAAGTTAGCCGCATCAAGCAGAACGGTTATGCTATCTACAGCAACACCCGCAAGGCAGGTAACGGCGTGACTGTTACTGAGTACGTCATGGGCCAACCAAGCCGTGAAATCGTTGCTCTAGGCTACAAGGCCAAGGCAATGGGCATCACTCTTTAATTAGATGTAAATCAAACGAAACCGATACCGATTCGCTCCCGGGGTAGGATTCTTTGGCCTGTTGTAGAAATACAACAGGTTTTCTTTTGGCCGGCACTCTCCAAAAGAGGTTGACAGATTGGATACATAGTGTTATAATACACACATGAACAAGCAAGGAGCGACAATGAAATTCACTGCTGATCAAGTCTGGGGTTGTGCTGCTGCTGCGCAGCGTATCAACGAGGGATACTTCAAAGAAGATCAATGGGACACAGCCGAAGCAGGCGTCAAGATCAAGACTGCCAACAAGGCTCTGGTCAAAGGTTGGTTGCGTGATGAGGACTACTCCCAGATCACTGCTGCAGATATCCTTGCGGGGCAGACTGCTCGTAACCATTTCAAATCATACACATTCCTGGCCATCGCAGGCCGACTCAATGAGTTCCAGACCACGGCCATGCAACTTGCAGCCAAGGAAGAGTTCACAGGGCGTGATATCTACGACTTTGCTGTGATCTCATGCTTGCCTTCTGTGGCTGTGCGTGATGTTGCCAACAGCGAACTTCGACGCGAGATCTACACCTCGGAACAGCTGCAGGGTGCTGTCGGGGATTCCATCGTGGGTGACATCACTGTGATCAGCGCCCGCTTCAACCCTGACTACGCCAAGCACAAGATCACGGCCCGTATGGGTGAGAGCTTCGTGGACTTCTGGTTCGGCAAAGAGCTGGAAGGTACAATCCGTATCAAAGGCAAGGTCAAAGCCCAGCGTGGCAATAAAACAACACAGTTGAACTATGTGAAAATCGTAGGTTGACAACTGAGCAGATTGGTGTTATACTTATGATACTGAGAAAGTAATTGTTTAACCGGTAACTTAAAGAGGTCTTAAAATGGCAAAAAGCACAGATATTTCCGTTCGTCAAGTAGGCCCCAAGGGTGCTATGAAGGCGATCCGTAAGGCGATTCAAACTCGTCGTCCTACATTCCTTTGGGGCCCTCCAGGCATTGGCAAGAGTGATGTTGTCAAGCAGATTGGCGAGCAAGCAGGACGCGAAGTCATTGACGTTCGCCTAGCCCTGTGGGAACCCACAGACATCAAGGGCATCCCTTATTACAACGCAGATCAGGGCAAGATGGTTTGGGCTCCTCCAAGCGAACTGCCTACAGACCCAGAGTCCACTGCGATCATCTTCTTGGATGAGTTGAACTCTGCACCCCCAGCGGTACAGGCCGCGGCCTATCAGTTGATCCTGAACCGTGCGGTAGGCACCTACAAATTGCCCAAGGGCGTGGACTTGGTGGCCGCTGGTAACCGTGAAGGCGATCGTGGCGTGACATATCGTATGCCAGCTCCGTTGGCTAATCGTTTCGTCCACTTGGAGATGAAGGTAGACTTTGATGACTTCCAAGACTGGGCTACGCTCAACAAGGTGCATCCAGAGGTCTTAGGTTATGTAGGCTTTGCCAAGCAAGACCTGTATGACTTTGATCCTAAGAGCCCTTCCAAGTCATTCGCAACGCCACGCTCATGGGTGTTCGTCAGCGAACTCCTGCAGGACGATGACTGCGACAACGACACATTGTCTACGCTGATTGCGGGTGCCGTAGGTGATGGCTTGGCTACCAAGTTCATGGCTCACCGTAAGATTGCAGGTAAATTGCCCAAGGCAGAGGACATCCTCAACGGCAAGGTCAAGGACCTGCAGATCAAAGAAGTGTCAGCGATGTATTCTTTGACAGTCTCCTTGTGCTATGAGCTCAAGGATCAAGCAGAGAAGAAGGCCAAGAACTGGGATGCCATGGCAGACTGCTTCTTCCGCTACATGATGGACAATTTTCCAACTGAGTTGGTTGTGATGGGTGCTAAGACTGCCCTTACCAACTATGACTTGCCTTTGGATGCAACGAAGATGAAGAGCTTCGATGAGTTCCACAAGCGTTTTGGCAAGTATGTTTTGAGTGCCATGGAGAATTAAGACCTCGCCATAGCAGGGGCGGAGAGCTTCTCAGAGCTTGTCCGCCCACCTTTTTTGGTTGACAGGTGTGTAAATAGATGCTATAATATACACATACTTAGGAGAGCGACACATGGACCCGATCGTAGAAAAACTTACAACTGCCCGAATTGGCCTACTGCTCAAAGCACCGTTCTTTGGCAACATGGCCACTCGTATGCGTTTGATTCAAAGTGATGACTGGTGCCCGACAGCGGCCACTAACGGTCGTGACTTTATGTATAACACAGAGTTCGTTAAGAAGCTCAGCGTTAAGAAACTAGAGTTCCTCTTTGCACATGAGATCTGTCATGCTATCTTTGATCACTTTGGTCGTTGCGGTAGCAGAGATCGTCAGCTGGCGAACATCGCACAAGACTACGCTGTCAACCAGATCCTTGTAGACGAACGCATTGGTGAGAAGATCACTGAAGTGAAGATCTGCTATGATCCAAAGTATCGCGGCATGGCTTGGGAAGAGATCTACGATGAGCTCTACGAAAAGGCAGAGAAGATCTCCATGCCACAACTGCTGTCGCAACTTGGTGAACTCTTGGACGAGCACATCAAAGAAGAAGAAGGTGCTGGCGCTGATGGCGACAAGACCAAAGACGGCA